TCAGATTTTCACGATATGGGTATCTTTATTTGTACCACCTGCGATGTAATTATTTAATTTATCCATTGATTTTCGTTTGTGCTTCCCATCTAAATGAGTGTAAATATTTAAGGTGGTTTGCACGTCTGAGTGACCCAGCTGCTCTTTTGCGGTCAGTACATCCACTTCCGCAAAGTAAAGCATGGTAGCATATGTATGTCTTAACCAATGGGCAGTGAACCGAGGAATGACACAAGGGACGCCTTGGGGCTGAAATTTACTTTTTGGTTGACCTGAAATTTGATTGCTAAAATTTCCGTATTTTATATTTAGGTCTGTCAGATAACTGTCCCATAGCCTACGCCAACTTGCTTCACTCATAAGCTGGCCCTTTGCAGAAGGGCAGACAATTACGGAATCTGTACAGTCCTTTTTCTTTTCACGCAAAAAATCCACAAGTATGTTAGGTATATTAATAGTTCGGATACTGTTTTTTGACTTTGCGGTATTCTTTAAAACCGGTTGACCGCTAATAAATTCAACGGTTTTGTTAATATCAATTGTAGCGTCTTTAAAACTAATATCCGACCATGTGAGTGCCAGGAGTTCGCCTCTACGTAATCCTGCAAACATCATGATCATTGCTGCCGTTTGGGCTCTGTGAGGTGTATCAATGATCCACTGTTGCTCTTCTTGGGTTAATGCTCGTCTTATATTGCCTTGTGGCACACGGGGGATTTTGACTGGACCAACAGGGTTATAGTCCATGACCCTATTATCAATGGCCAATTGGCATATCTGTAGCCCGACGGACCGTATCTGCTTAAGGGATGATTTTGCCGATGGTTCCCCAGTGTTTGGGTTTTTTTTGGCAAGGGTTAAGATGATTTGTTGAAAATCAGCAGTCTTAAGGCGTGTGATTGGTAAGCTATATAGCGGCTCATACTTTTTTAGGCTGCGCTTATAACTTTCCATGCGTCCGTATGTAACTTCTGTACTTTTAAGTGCGCACCATGCTTCCATCCAAAATTCGAATGTGTCTCTGTCTGCAGTAATATCAATTCCCCTGTACATAGACGATTTTAATTCCTGCGCTTTTGCTTCTGCCTCCTTTTGATTTTTTCCATAGACGGTTTTATATTTTCGTTTGCCATCTACTTCTCCAAGGAATACCTGGACGGCAATCCGACCGTCAGCACGAACGGTGTTTTTCTTTTTGGCCATAAAAATAAGACCTCCTTAGTGTTTTTTGGTATGGTAAACAAGGCGGTCTTGTGATACAATTAGCTCGTAGAGGGCAGTTGTACCACGGTATGACCGCTTATCCCTCATTTCGTTGGTAGCGGAGTGGGGGATTTTTAATTTTCAAATGAAACGGTTTACAGATTCCAGGAGCTCAGTTCTGTATTTATATAGATCGGTGAGGGTATCTAATGGATATTTTGCTTCCCGATTATCCTCAGCAGGAAGTATTAGCAACTTTCTTTTAGGAGATATTTTTAGTCGACATATCCATTTTCGTGTATTGTTTTCGTATAAAACCCCAAAATATGTTTCAGTATCTTTGGCAACAATCTTATCCAACGCCACCGTTTCTGCAAAAATACTTTTGATTATATAAAATGCTTGTATTTCTTCTTCGGTAGTTACTATTTTGGATTCATTAGAATTAGCCTCTTCTTCTGTTAGTTCAATTGATGGTTCGGATATTACGGGTTGAGTTTGTCCATCAGGATTAATAACGGAACTCAACCTCTCGTTAAGAATTTCGTTTATGAATTGGTTAAGCGACTTCTTAACGACAGGTGTAAATTTATCAATAACTGATTGCGTCTTAATACCATCGTAAATATTTCCAAGGATAAACTTCACAAATTCCTCTGTCGGGGAAGTCATTTGCTCGGCAAGAAAGAGCTTTATATTATTTGAGTATTTCAATTCTGATGCAGAGGAAAACACTGCATCGAGATCAAAATTTTCCTTCACGAATTTTTTAAGTTCAAAAATTTGGTTGTCTTTCAGGTCGAGCAGATTAATATCAAGAAATGGCTTGCCGTCCATTATGTTTGGAGATTCTAAATCGGTAAAAAATTTATAGACAATTCCATTCGTAAGAATTGCAAACTTGGCCTTGGTCGAGGTGAAGTACCTATACAATTGATCGTCGTGGTTTGTTAATGTGTCGCTCCACCCTTTTGCTTCAATTAAAATTACGGGTATTCCATCACGCATAATGGCATAATCCACTTTTTCTCCCTTTTTATTTCCTACATCTGCAATAAACTCTGGGATAAATTCCGTAGGATTATAAACGTCGTATCCCAATGCCTGAAAAAATGGAACAATGAAAGCCATCTTGGTTGCTTCCTCTGTTTTTATATGCTCCTTTGTTTGTTCAATTCGGTTTGCTAACTGGTAAAGTTGCGCAGTAAATTCTTTCGACATATTTTCCCTCCTTTGGTTTGACAATATTTCACAATATATGATATATTTACCTAAGGAGAATACTTGCTCGTATACTTCTCTTTTCCCTTACGGCATTCGCAGTGCTGCAGGGGATTTTTTTATTTAATATTTTTTTACAACACTCATTAATCGCCCTTGAATATGAATTTCTTCCAATTCTTTGCCTATAAAAATCTTTGTTTCATATGCTGGGTTCTCTGGTTGCAGAATAATAGCTTTATCTTTTTTAATCACTCGTTTCAGTGTCTCTTCATCTCCGTTAATATTAATTATCGCAATGTCACCGCTGTCTACATCCGACTGCGCCCTTATCAATAACAAATCCCCTTCGCTTATTCCTGCGTTAATCATGCTATCCCCTTTAGCCCTTAGATAAAAGAAGTCTCCGCCCCCTCTTAGTGTTTCGATGTATGTGTATTCGTAATCTTCAATATTGCTATCTGCAAACATAGGTTCACCACATCGAACAGAACCAATGATTGGTATCTTTACAAACATAGAGCCGTCAACAGGAATTGCACCCTCAGGAAGTTTATATGAAGGCTCTTTTCCGGTCATGAGGTAATCGATTGATACTTCAAAGAAGTCTGCAATTTTTTCGAGCTTATCTTTTTTAGGCTCACTTCTACCACTCTTCCAATCTGAAAAAGTTGATTTTGTTATATCGGTTGCTTTTGCAACGTCTGAATCTTTACAACCTTTTGTATCTCTTAACTTGCGGTATATTTCATACATGACCAACACCTCAAAAATAAATTTTGAAATCAGAACAAAAGGCATTGACAAGTAGTGAAATCCAAACTATAATAAGCATGAGTTCGGAAATCAAAACCTCAATTCCTTGTTACAATCTATTCGCAAATATATTGTAACTGATTTCCGAACTAAAAGCAAGAGGAAGTTCGGAAAAGAGGTGAAAAAATGTATCAAAAATATGTAGAGCTAAGAGAAAAAAATAAAACGACGGATTACAAAGTCTCAAAAGGTGCGGGCGTAACGAAATCTACGTTTTCTGACTGGAAAACGGGACGTAGCATTCCAAAACTGGACAAGCTTCAAAAGTTAGCCGATTACTTCGGTGTACCAATCACGTATTTTTTAGAAGGATAGGGGGTGAAGAATATGAAAAAGAAAAATGAAGCTTCAAAGGCCCTGGATTGTGCTAGACGTGATGATCTGATGGGGGGAGAAATCGAAAAATGGATTCGAGTCAGCAGAATGTCTAAAGAAGAAATAAGTCGATTAGCGGAAATTGGTTTAACCACGCTTAATGAAAGGCTTAGAAATCCAGGTGAATTTAGAGTAAAAGAGTTGCGTGTAATCGCCGATATCGCCGGTGTGGAAGTGTCGCAATTGATAACCTAATATCAGGAGTTATCTTCATGATGCAAACCGGGGCACTATATATCTGTTGTAACAGGTGGTATGGGGTAAATGGACGATGAAAGAAAGGGTGGATAAATGTGATTAAAGTTAAAAAAGGATCCGTAGATACCGAAGGCACAGTAGGCGAAATTTGTACAGAACTGGCGTGTGCCATAGTAGGTGTCTTTGATGCGATTAATGAATTAGATGAGGCTTTAGCATTGAGATCGGTTCAAGCGGCAATTAAAACAGCTTCATGTGAAATTAAGGATGGTTATGGGGTAAGTCTTTTTGGGAATGTATCCCGAGATCATGCAGTAAATGTTCAGGTGATAAAGATACCAAAAGATGGCACAAACTTTTCCGACATCATAAAAGAGGTGGAGCATTACCGTAAAGCTGAACAAGGAGCTGATTCCAATGCTGAACCTGCAAAATGATCCTATATATCGCAACGCTGACAGACGCAAGAATGAACGCCGTATGAAGCAAGAAAAGCGGAAAGCGCATGCCATTTTTGTTACAAACATTAAGGTAGTTGCCCTATGGCTACTTTATGCAGTGATTGCTTTTGGTATTATAGCAGCAGTTGAATGTGCTTTGCCGCACAGGATTTTACTGAAATGGATTATTATTTTTTCCTTCTTTGGTGCATCAGCACCCGGAGTTTATAAAATGGAAAAGAAAATAAAAAAGTCCCTAAGGAACTGCAATTCCGAAAGGGACAAGCTAAAAAACTCACTTTGAAAATAACAGAAAGGATGGGATTTGTCAATGGCTGTAAAGATAAATGAACTGGAAATTGAAAATGTGAAACGTGTGAAGGCTGTGAAGCTAACACCTACAGAGAGTGGTCTAACCATTATTGGTGGGGACAACGGACAGGGGAAAACCTCAGTATTAGATGCCATTGCATGGGCGTTGGGTGGCGATAAATATAAACCTTCCAACCCATATAGAGAGGGTTCAGTGATACCACCTAATTTACATATTAGTCTAAGCAATGGCCTTGTGGTGGAACGTACAGGCAAGAATAGTACTTTAAAGGTTACAGATCCAGCTGGAAATAAAAGTGGCCAGCAGTTATTAAATGAATTTGTTGAGACCTTTGCCTTGGATTTACCCAAGTTTATGGAATCCAGCAACAAAGAGAAAGCAAATACGCTTTTACAAATTATCGGCGTAGGGGACAAGCTTCATCAGTTAGAGGACCAGGAACAACGTTGTTACAACGAGAGATTAGCAATCGGTCGTATTGCAGGCCAGAAAAAGAAGTATGCCAATGAAATGGAATACTTCGACGGTGTACCAAAGGATATTGTTTCTGTATCCGATTTAATCAAGCAACAGCAGGAGATTCTTGCCAAGAATGGTGAGAACCAAAGAAAGCGTGACAGATTGAGCGGTTTAGAGACTGAGGCGCAGAGAGTCAGGAATGAAATCCATGCTTTACATGAGAAGTTGGATATATTGATTGCTCAGGAAAATCAATTGATTTCCGATATTGCAATTGCTAAAAAATCCGCCAGTGAGCTTCAGGATTCATCTACTGCAGAATTAGAAAACAACATTTTGCAAATTGAAGCAATCAACAATAAGGTGCGTTGCAACCTGAATAAAGAAAAAGCTGAGGACGATGCAAAGCTGTATGAAGCTCAGTATGCCACTCTTACTACTCAGATTGAAGATATTCGAAAAGCCAAAACAGACCTTTTGCAAGGTGCGAACCTTCCTCTGCAAGGGCTATCTGTTGAAAATGGAGAGCTGATTTTTAATGGTTTCAGATGGGACAACATGTCAGGGAGTGAACAGTTAAAAGTAGCAACTGCCATTGTACGGAAAATTAACCCGAATTGCGGCTTTGTATTGCTGGATAAATTGGAGCAGATGGACACCAAGACCATTAAAGAGTTTGCTCAGTGGGCAGAGCAAGAAGGCTTACAAGTGATTGCTACAAGGGTAAGTAAAGGAGAGGAGTGCTCAATTGTAATTGAGGACGGGTATGGGGTTGGTCAGCCTGCGCCGGAAGCCCCTGCGAAGAAATGGAAGGAAGGTGAATTTTAATGCAGATTACAGCGGGTAAATTGAAAAGTGCCCAAAAGGTTGTTGTATATGATCCTGAGGGGATTGGAAAAAGTACGTTTCTGGCACAGTTCCCCGGTGTGTTATTCATCGACACTGAGGGTAGCACAAAGCATATGGATGTGGCAAGGCTACCGAAGCCGTCAAGCTTTACTATGTTACTGGAAGAGGTTAGATATGTGAAGGCGAACCCTCATATTTGCAAAACTCTTGCTATAGATACAGTAGACTGGGCGGAACAGCTTTGTGTTGAAGATATTTGTGCAAGACATAACAAAATGGGTATTGAAGATTTCGGTTATGGAAACGGCTATGTTTATACCAAAGAAGAGTTTGGCAGATTCCTAAATCTTTTAGAGGATGTGGTGGACTTGGGAATCCATGTGGTATTAGCTGCTCATGCTCAAATTCGTAAATTTGAACAGCCTGACGAAATGGGGGCTTATGACAGATATGAATTAAAGCTTGGGAAAAAGACATCCTCCCAAACTTCACCATTGGTAAAAGAATGGGCTGATATGGTGCTGTTTGCCAACTATAAAACTTACTCTGTTGCTACTGATAAGGATGGCAAAAAGCATAAAGCCCAGGGCGGTGAACGGGTTATGCATACAGTGCATCATCCATGCTGGGATGCAAAGAACCGCCATGGATTACCTGCAGAAATGCCATTTGACTATAGCTTGATTGCTCATTGCTTTATGGTGGATAGCTCTGCAACAGAAGCGCAACCTACGGTAACACAACCAAAGGAGGTATCACAAATGCCTCCTATGGAGCAAATGAAATTATCTCAGGAAACTACGATGCAAGAACAGCCTAAGCAATCAGATACGCCAGCTCAGGGACAAGAAGATTCTTTTTTACCTGTATCAGAATCAGAGGCGAAACAGAATCCTTTTGAAAATTCGGGATTGGATCATTTACCAAAGGCGCTGAAGGATCTAATGGTAACCAATTATGTTACCTGTGAAGAAATTCAAGAAGTCGTGGCGGCAAGAGGATATTTCCCTCTGGATGTCCCTGTTGAAAAATACGATGAATACCAACCGGGATTTGTTTCTGGGGTACTGGTAGCCGCTTGGCCGCAAGTATTTGAAATGATAAAGCAAAATAGAACAAAAGTTGATGAAATACCATACTAGTAAGGAGGTACACAAATGTCAGATGCAGTGGAAAGAGAATTAGGGTGGAATGACTCTATTGAAAAAGACAGTGATTTTATATTATTGCCGGAAGGGGACTATGATTTTAAGGTTGTGAAATTTGAACGAGGGAGACATCAGGGAAGTGAAAAATTACCACCATGCAATAAGGCGATTTTAACCCTAGAAATTGACTCCCCTGAGGGTAGCATATCCATTATCCATAACCTGTTTTTACATAGTAAGACGGAAACGATGCTTTCCTCTTTCTTTACATCCATTGGACAGAAAAAGAAAGGTGAAAAGGTAACGATGAACTGGAATGCTGTCACTGGTGCGAGAGGTCGTTGCAGGGTTTACCAGGATAGTTGGACAGGTGATGATAAGGTAGAGCGAAAGAGCAATAAAATTAAAAAGTTTTATGAGCCTACCAACACAGCTCCAGGTACATCTACAAACACAGCTAACAATCCAGCTTTACCACAGCAAGTATCCTTTACAGCAGGTAGATTTTAATAGAAGGGGTTGGTGGTTATGGAATTAAGACCGTACCAACTGGAAGCCAAGGACGCTATTTTTTCAGCATGGGACAACGGAGTGCAAAAGACACTCCTTGTCCTCCCTACCGGATGTGGTAAGACCATTGTTTTTGCTAAGGTTGCTGAGGAATGCGTTCGAAAAGGTGATCGGGTGCTTATTATGGCCCATCGTGGAGAGCTTTTGAATCAAGCTGCAGATAAGATTGCAAAAGCTACCGGCTTAGGTTGTGCTACAGAAAAAGCAGAGGAAACATGCCTAGGGAGTTGGTTTCGTATTGCAGTTGGCTCTGTTCAAAGTTTGCAACGTCCAAAGAGGTTGGAAAAATTTTCTCCTGAATATTTTGACACCATTATCATTGATGAAGCCCATCATAGTTTATCCGATGGATATCAACGGGTATTTGAGCATTTTTCAGATGCACGTGTTTTGGGCGTAACGGCTACGCCGGATAGAGGGGATATGAAGAATTTGGGGCAGGTATTTGAAAGCCTGGCTTATGAATATACCCTTCCAAAAGCAATCAAGGGAGGTTTTCTATCTCCCATCAAAGCTCTTACAATCCCGCTGAAATTAGATCTGACTGGGGTAGGAACACAATCAGGAGACTATAAGGTGGGGGATATTGGTACAGCTTTGGATCCTTATTTATATCAGATTGCTGATGAAATGAGTAAGTATTGCATGGATCGAAAGACAGTGGTATTTCTTCCTTTGATTCGGACAAGCCAAAAGTTTAGGGACATTTTAAATGAGAAGGGCTTTTGTGCGGCAGAGGTAAATGGGGAAAGTACAGACCGTGAACAGGTCTTGGCAGACTTTGAGAATGACAAATACAACGTGCTTTGTAACTCTATGCTACTATCGGAAGGCTGGGATTGCCCTAGTGTGGATTGCATTGTGGTTCTTCGGCCAACGAAGGTACGCAGTTTATATAGTCAGATGGTTGGGCGTGGTACCCGATTATGTGAAGGAAAAGACCATTTATTATTATTGGATTTCCTGTGGCACACTGAAAAACATGAATTGTGTCAGCCAGCTTCTTTGATATGTGAAAATGCGGAAGTGGCGCAAAAAATGACTGAAAACTTGGAGATAGCCGGTTGTGCTGTGGATATTGAAGAGGCAGAAGAAAAAGCTTCAGAGGATGTTGTGGCACAGAGGGAAGAAGCTTTGGCAAAGCGCTTGGAAGAAATGAAGAAGCGCAAAAAGCAGCTGGTGGATCCTCTGCAATTTGAAATGTCCATACAAGCTGAGGATTTATCAAGCTATGTACCGTCTTTTGGTTGGGAAATGGCACCTCCATCAGATAAGCAGATAAAGACCTTAGAAAAGCTGGGGATTATGCCTGATGAAATTGATAACGCAGGTAAGGCCACAAAGCTATTGGATCGCCTAGACAAGCGCAGGACGGAAGGTTTAACGACACCGAAACAAATCCGCCGATTAGAAATATATGGTTTTAACCACGTTGGAAGTTGGCAGTTTGAAGAAGCAAGAAAAATGATAGATAGGATTGCTGGCAATGGGTGGCGTATTCCTCGTGATATTGATCCGAGTACTTATAAACCTAAGTAATGTGATAGCATGGGAGGACTTTGCTTTATGACAAATTTAATAGAAATTTTGGACTATATTGAGCCTGCCATGCTTGAGTATACAGATTGGCTCATGGTAGGAATGGCGTTAAAAGAAGGCGGTTATACCGTTGAGGTATGGGATCAATGGAGTGCTCGAGATATGCACCGATACCGTTTTGGAGAATGCCAAAAGAAATGGAATGGTTTTCATGGGAATGATAAGCCGGTAACCATAGGAACCATAGTGCAGATGGCAAAAGACCAGGGATGGTCCCCTGAAAAAAACAGCTATGAAATTGAATGGGACGGTGAAATTGGAGGAAAAGATGATCTGGTTATCATCAATAAAAACTGGATTGAAAATCAGGAAGTAGAAGAACCGGAGGATGCATGGAATCCTGCCCAGCAGTTAATTACATACTTAGAAACGATTTTTGAAGCCTCAGAAAATGTGGGTTATGTTACCCAAAGCTGGGAGAAAGACGGGCGATATCTCCCCAGTGCTGGGAATTATGATAGAACGGCAGGGCAGTTGGTGGAAGCATTATCTAACTGCAATGGAGATATTGGCTCTGTCCTTGGGGACTACAAAACAGAGGCGGGTGCATGGATTCGTTTTAATCCTCTAGATGGCAAAGGGGTTAAGAATGACAACGTGACAGAGTTTAGATATGCCTTGGTAGAATCAGATACCATGGAGATTGAGCGCCAAAATGCCATTATTCGTGAACTGGAATTACCTGTTGCATGCCTGGTGCACAGCGGTGGGAAAAGCCTGCATGCCATAGTAAAGATTGAAGTTGGTAGCTATGATGAATACCGAAAAAGGGTTGATTACTTATATGATGTGTGCCAGAAAAATGGCTTAAAAATTGATAGCCAGAACCGAAACCCCTCTCGTTTAAGCAGAATGCCCGGTGTGCTGCGTAACGGCAAAAAACAATTCTTGGTTGCAAAAGATATCGGAAAAGAATCCTGGAATGCCTGGAAAGAATGGATTGAAAGTATGAATGATGAGCTGCCGGAGCCGGAGAGTATGGCTGATGCATGGGACAAGTTGCCAGACTTGGCAGAGCCTTTGATAGAGGGAATTCTTCGTAAAGGGCATAAGATGCTAATTGCAGGACCATCCAAAGCGGGTAAATCTTTCAGCTTGATTGAGTTGTGCTGTGCCATGGCTGAAGGTAGAGAATGGTGCTCATGGAAATGCACCCAAGGCAGAGTGATGTATGTCAATCTGGAGTTAGATCGGGCAAGCTGTTTACATCGTTTTAAGGATGTGTATACAGCTTTAGGATGGGAGCCAAATCACTTAGCCAATATTGACATTTGGAATCTCCGTGGGAAGTCTGTTCCTATGGATAAGCTGGCACCCAAGTTAATCCGAAGAGCTGCAAAAAAGGATTATGTGGCCATTATCATTGACCCTATTTACAAAGTAATTACAGGGGACGAAAATAGCGCAGATCAGATGGCTCATTTCTGTAATCAGTTTGATAAGGTTTGTACGGAGCTGGGCTGTGCGGTGATTTATTGCCACCATCATAGCAAAGGTAGCCAAGGAAATAAGCGTAGTATGGATAGAGCTTCGGGAAGTGGTGTATTTGCCCGTGACCCTGATGCCCTCCTGGATTTGATTGAATTGGATCTTACGGATGCAATCAAGAAGCAGGAGGAAAATAAAGCGGTGTGTGCTGTATGCGATAAGTGGCTGAAAAAACATGCTCCTGAGTATGAAGATGAAGTGTCTCAGGATGATAAATGCAGTCAGGTACGCATGCAGGATATTGCAAAACGGTTGCTTACGCAGCAAGAACAAGACGGTCTGCAACGAGACATTGAGCTTGCAAAAAAAGCTGTTTCTACAGTAACAGCATGGCGTATTGAAGGCACCCTTCGAGAGTTTCCGAAGTTTGCACCGGTAAATCTTTGGTTTGATTATCCGATACATAAATTCGATACTGTAGGGATTTTAAATGACATTCAACCAGGTGCGGAACAGCCTCCTTGGAAGAAGAAATTTGAGAAGAAAAAGTCTCCTGAGGAAAGCAAAAAAGAACGAAAAGAGAGTTTAGAGACTCAATTTGAATCACTAAAAAGTTTCAGTGTAGAGGGTAAAGTGACCTTAAAAGAGTTGGCCGAAAGCATGGGAACGACTGAAAAAACAATCAGAAATCGCATAAAAGAGCATGGTGGTTTTTGGATAGACGAGGGGAATGTAGGTAAAAAGTGAGGGAAATTCTCGAATTGTTTTCCCTTTCCCTCATCGGGAAAAAGTCGAAGTGCTTCGAGGTATCCCTTGAAGAGAAATTTACGAAAATCTTCGAGTATTTCCCTCACAGGGAAAAACACGATAAAAACCGAGATTTTCCGAGGGAAGGAAAACGCTATATATATAAATATATAATTTTCGGCTTTCCCTGACGGTCAATGGGGGTGAGTAGTTGTGCGATAGCTGACGCACAACAACAACTCCTCCCCCTGTCATTGACAATGAAGTTTTCTACAAAAACAAGAAGTTTTACGCGTTAAAGGAGTGAAGCGAATGAAAAGAAAAATTAGAAGTAAGAACTTAGAGATAGCAAAGAGGATGCCTCCCCTTTCACATACTATACCAGGAAGACCTTTTGAAATAAAACAGAGTGAAGTGGTGAAGTGGTTATTAAACCAACCAGATATACTTAACTACATTTGGAATAACATTAAAAATTCAGAAGATGTATTTTACAATCCTGATACAGGTAAGTGGCAAGGAGTTGACTATGGGGACGATTGAGTTTTTCATGGCAATGATTCCGCCTACCTGTACACACCAAGAAAAGAAAGTACGGGTGGTGAATGGTAAGCCGATGTTTTATGAACCGCCTGAGCTAAAAGAAGCTAGAGTAAAGTTATCGGCTCACCTGAGTAAGCATGTTTCTGCAGAGCCATATGTGGGTGCAGTGAGGCTAATAACAAAATGGTGTTTCCCTAGTGATGGGAAGCATAAGAATGGCGAGTATAAAATAACAAAGCCTGATACAGATAATTTGCAGAAGTTGTTGAAGGACGTAATGACAGATCTCAGCTTTTGGAAGGACGATGCTTTGGTGGCTTCTGAGATAACCGAAAAGTTTTGGTCGGATATACCCGGAATATACATACGCATTGAAGAATTGTGAGGCGATAGGCTTGAGAAGTTTTGACGAGATAGAGAGCATTGCTTTTGGTGATATTCCAAAGCCAGACAATTTGTCCTTGCTGGAAAACGATTTGCTGATTGACTTTTGTGAATTGATCCTTCGCTTCCGCCAAGGCAGTATATCCCAGGAGCAAGCTTCAGCACAAAAGCAGCTCATGCGTGAAAGCTATAGCAAGGCCTGTCAGCATTTAGGGGCATTTGAAATAATCGGAAAAGTAATGGCCTGTACTGAATGGCAGCTTGGGCAGTTGCGAATAGAAGAGGCTTGTGATCGCCTGATAAAAGGTATGGGTCAAATAAAGCCAAATGAGGAGTACAAGGACGTCATAGTTTGTGTTGTAGATTACTTTGACAAGCGTATCAAAAGGGGGACTGAAAGTGAAAATGGCGGATTACAGCAGGGGCAGGAATGACGGCCTTGCCCTTGCATTGAAAATTGTAAAAGAGGACGGCATTGAAGCGCTGGAGAAGGAAATAAAGTTTCGGGGCGTTAGTAATATACATACACCGTTAGCACAAAAGGATTTGGAAAAAGCACTTGCCCCTATCAAGGAGCACACGATTGCAACAATGTTGGCAATGTCCATTCATGTTTTATACGATGAATTTGACTTTCGTACGGTTCGGCTAAATCGTTTCAGGGACAGATTCAATAGCAAAGTAGACTGTCTCCTTGATGACATGGTGACTTGGGGTGACATTGTGAAAGATATTCAGGAGAAAACAAAGATGGTGATTGCAATACCACATAACGAGTAAGGAGCTGAATGGATTGCTTAGAAAAGAATTGTTGTACGGTGTTATCTTTTTAGTCGGGGATGAAATGAATGCGGCTAACCGCAAGTTTCCGTTGTTTGCATCTAACCATGAGGGTTATGCCGTAATCAAAGAGGAAATTGAGGAGGCTGTTGAAGAGTGCAATTTGACGGTTGACAATTTAGAAATCCTGTGGAGCGTAATTCGTGAGAATGGTGCAGGATTGGAATCCGTGAGTTACATAAAGCAGCATGCAATAAAGGCAGCAGCTGAATTTATTCAGGTTGCGGCAATGTGTGAGAAGTATTTACTCAGTACCGGTAAAAGATAATACCAGAAAGGGGTAAGAGGTTTGCGGCCGCTATAAATCCGGATTTACTCCTGTGATGATATGGGACAAGAATTATTTAATGCCAATATGGATCTTGCTTATTTTATCTTGAGAAGGTATTTTCCGTGGTATGGCAATGATGAAGATGCAAAGCAAATTTGCTTGATCGGGCTTTGGAAAGCAAGTGAAAAATTCAATCCGGATAAAGGATTTGAGTTTTCAACTTTTGCTGCAAGGGTAATCATGAATCAAATGCGCATGTTTCTTAGGGACCAAAGGAAGAGAAATAAAATCAAGTATGTTGATAATATTGCGTATTTTGAGGGTGAACAGTTCGACGTTTTAGAAACAATCCCGGATAAGTATGAGGGGGAGGTTTCTTTGGGGTTTTGCTTTAAAGAGCTGTCGGAAAAGTTAAATGAGAGGGAAACACAAGTTTTGCAATTGAAGATCAAAGGGTATAACCAGACGGAAATTGGGAATAGGTTGAATTTATCACAGGTAACGGTATCTAGATGTTTGACGCGCATTGTAAGTAAGTTGTAGAGAGGTTATTTGTTATGAAAAACAATCCAGGAAAATGAAAAAGCCACCCAAAAGGGTGGCCATGTAGAAGGCTTAGTTAGCACAAACATTGACAGCACGTGTTTTACGGCTATCTCTGGGATCTGCTTCTGTATCGAAAGTTACTGCCTGGCCTTCATTTAAAGATTTGAAACCATTTGTCTGGATGGAAGAGAAATGTACAAATACATCTTCTCCGCCGTTAGCGGGTGTGATAAAACCAAAACCCTTATCTGCATTAAACCATTTTACTGTACCGTTATTCATAATCAGTACCTCCTAAAAAATATTATCTCGGGCATATAAATAAAAAAAGTTCTCAAGCATTAGTCAGATAATAATTATCGACTAGGACTTAAGAACGAATAATCATATATACGAAATTAAACTTAGTATACACCAATAAAAAAGGATTGTCAAGAAATATTTTACAGAAATGAAATGGATTTATTGATTAATGTGTTTTGAGAGGTGATTAAGTGAGTTGGAAGAATAAAAAAATAATACTAAAGACGATGGTGTGGTGCGGAATTTATAGCGCATTAGGAGGCTTATGGCAGGCATTAGAATACATGATTTATGGACAAGCAATCACAAGCTATGAAGATACGGTTGTAGGAATAATTGTTACTTTTGCAATTTATAAGCTTTTTATGAATGGGATTTCATTTGAATAGTGAGGTGATGTTGTTGGGGAAAGAATTATTAACGCAGTATGCTGATCTTCAAGCGGAAATTGAGGATTTGCAACGGAGAATCAGAAAAACCGAATGCCAGATTGAACGAATACAGGCTGGTGGTACCGTGTTGGATTCTGTAAAAGGGACAAGGAAAGATGGCACCATTGGAAATATCCGTATCGAAGGATTCCCTGTGGTTAGCCAGGACGAAAAATTAGAACGGCTATATCGTTACAGAACCCAGCTGCGTAATTCTGAAAAGCGAGCTGCAGAGTTAGTAAGTGAAATTGAGAAATACATAAATTCCATTGAAGATTGTCGCATGAGACGGATAATCAGATACAGGTTTATTGATAAACTTTCGTGGAATGAGGTGGCAGATAAGATGGGTGGGAATGCAACTGGTGAAAGTGTTAGAAAAAATTTTGAAAGATTTTAATTTATTTTTTCAAATGTCCTGCATGTCCGTTTTCAATATAGTACAATGGTACTAGTAAGAAGTGTAAGATTTGATAAACCCTCCTCGGGAAAGAACATCGAAAGGTGTCTTTTTCTGTGGAGATAACTATATCTGAAATATATACTTCTGGAAAATTTTGTGTTATACTAAAAATAAAGGCGGTGTTTAATATGGGTGACAAAAGTCCGAAAAATAAAGAGACAAAGAAGAAAAAGGAAACTGTAGACAACACTGGCAGCACTGTAAAACAAGGTGGTAAGAAAAAGAAAAAAACGTATGAATAACAGATAAACCGACATCTAACCGTGTCGGTTTTTTCATGATATTATAATAACGTGAAAATTTAACAACTCCCCTTATGGGCATTGGCGTAAGCTGGTGCCCTAAACTTTTCGACAAATGGTAGGAATTTACTGTTTTGCGTCGAAAACTATAGAGTAAAGAAAAAACAGGAGGGGTTATGATGAAATATCAAAGATTGAAAAACATGATTTTGGGAGCTATGGTTGCAACATTAATAGTTGGAACTGCACCCACTGCTTTCGCAAAGGAGAGCAAAATGAACATTCCAGTCAGTTTCAATAACATTAAAGTTGTTATTGATGGTAAGGAGCTAAAAACTGACAAGGAGCCTTTCACATATGAGGGGACAACTTATTTACCTGTTAGAGCGGTAGCTGAGGCTGTTGGCAAGGATGTAAAATGGGATAGTAAAACGCAGACGGTAATTTTAGGTGAGGCAAGCCAAATTGCAAATAAATCAGAGATGAAAACAGTAAGTAGAACTATTGGTAACCTATCTTTTGCAGTTCCAGAAACATGGAAAGAAGAGAAAGCTGATGAGTCATTTACCTATTATCTTAATGATGGAGTTATCTTAATGGAAAGTTGGCGTGATTCAGAGTATGACGAACTTGAGAATGGAGGAATTGATGGTTTTTTAACTGGATTTCTAAAATCTGATAAAGCTATTGATAGTAATAGTAATAAGTATAATAAAAAGAATTTTACAATTGGTGATATTAAGGCCAAAAAAGTTGATATAAATGTTGAAAAACAATACAACGGAGTTAATGTGAAAGTAAAATCTGGTTATTTTATTGAGTCTGGAGCAAACATTGTTTTTGTAATGTATTGCAGTACAAAAGATAGTAGTGAATCAGATAAACAATTAGAAAATATGATAGCATCGTTCAAGCAAAAATAGTTGAACAGAAAGCACTTATTATCTGATAGGTGCTTTTTTAATGCGAAGAAAGTGAGGTGGTATTATTGACCGAAAAACAGAAACGATTTGCAGATGAATATTTGATCGACCTTAATGCCACCAGAGCATATAAAGTGGCTTATCCCAATGTGAAAAAGGATGATGTAGCAGCTCAGGCAGGTAGTAGATTGTTGAGAAATGTCAAGGTATCGGCGTATATCGAAAAACGCATAAAGGAACGGGAAAAACGTACTGAAATTACGCAGGATATGGTCCTTCGTGAGTTAGCTTCTATTGGATTTGCTAACGGTTCCGACGCAAGACCGAATCATGATACACGAAAAGAGGGGTGATAAGATTACCTCTGCCACGGTCTTGGCTGATAGTGTAAAACAAAATAATGTAATGTATTATCGTTGGACAGATTTCAAGATTCAGAATGAAACAATTTTTATTACGAACAGAGTAACAACAGAAACAGGCAGAATTGCAGTGGTAGACCAGTGGGCAGGAATTGAGGATAGAGCCATTACAGGTGTCGACAGAGTGCTATTTGCTTATTTTAAGTCTCCCATTGATAATCGAAAGTTTTCTGATTACTACGGGGTTCCTGTTACATTTGGCTGTGAATCAATCATTGTCCAGATTAAAGAGTGCTTCGAACAAATAAGGGATGAATTTAAGCTGAAAGAGGTCAGGGTATTTGCCGATGAAAGAATGTTCAAACCAGACCCGAAAACAGGCGATCCTAAGATTCCTAGCAAGTTATTCTTTGCCGCTCACGGAAATGAAACTGGCCCGATGATTGAAACGTTTAGTCCTGACATTCGTGAGAGTAGTTATTACACACGCCTGCAGTACCTTTTTGAGCTGCTAGAGCGTGCTGTCGGTACTAGCAAAGGTATTTTAACATCCCCAGAAACAAGAGGGGCTACAGCAACGGAAATCAAGGCGGGAATGTATGATACATACTCGTTAATTGCTGACATAAGAACCGTGATTGAATATGGCATGAGGGATTTCATTTATGCTTGCAATGTTTTAGCCAATTACTACAACTTAACACCAATGGGTGATTATGATGTGGCGTTTGACTGGTCTTACACCTTAATCGAAAGTTCTGCCGAAACATGGGGGCAGCTTAAGGACGCTCAGTCGATGGGAATTATGAATAAGGCTGAACTAAGACAATGGTTGCGACCTAACGAGACGGCAGACGAATCACAGGCAATTATCGACCAGATAAAGGTTACTGAACCGTCATTGGATGTCTTGATTGGCGGGTGATGTGAATGCTCACAGAGGACGAACTTAGCTTCTTAGCCGGTGTATTTGCCGAACGATTCGGAGATGTTGGCGCAGGATTGCTAAAGGACATGGCAGAGTCGTTGAAAAAGACTGGTGACTTGATACCAACATATTCAAAGCGATTGCAACAGCTTTATACCTATGGTTATGACGTTGATTTGATAGCCAAGGAATTAGCAAGAGAATCAGGAAGAAGTCTTAAAGACATCGAAAAGATGTTTGATGAAGTTGCTCAGGAGGGATATGACTGGGCAAACCGTTTTATGACGCCAAGGGAATTAAGCAAACCCCATTAGCCGAAAACAAGACGCTACAAACCATTATTGCGTCAGCGGCGAAAACAACCAGAGATAGCCTTAAGAACTTGAGCAACACAACAATTATTGGGATTGGTGGAGGTCAGGACTTCCAGCCGATCGCTAAGTTCTACCAAAAGACGATTGATAAGGCCATAACTGCCGCAGCAACGGGTGCGGAAGATTACAACACGGTTATCAAAAAAGCAGTTAGAGAAATGGCGAACAGCGGCTTAAGGGTTCAATATGAGAAAGGTTATACAAGGCGATTGGACAGCGCCGTAAGGCAGAATGTACTTGATGGTATAAGTTATATCGCCCAAGAGACGGCACTTGCTACAGGGAAAGAATTTGGCGCAGACGGAGTGGAAATATCAGCCCATAGCCCATGTGCCCCTGACCATGTACCATATCAAGGAGGCCAGTACAGTAATGCAGAATTTCAACGGCTACAAGGAGAGCTAAAGCGTCCTATTGGTGAATGGAATTGTAATCATATTGCTTATCCTATCTTGCTTGGCATAAGCAAACCAGCCAATAGCAAAAAAGAATTGGCTGAAATGAAACGGTATTCCTCTGAGAAAATCACAATTGATGGTCAAGAGTACACAAGATATGAATGCACACAGGTTCAGCGGAAACTTGAAACTGCTATCCGTTACGCCCGGGAGGAAAAACAGTTATATCAGGCCGTAAATGATGCCGACCTAATACGGGGAGCAACGGAAAAAATCCGTATTCTATCAAACAAATATGTTGAGGTTGGGAAAAAGGCGGGATTGCCAACACGGGCTGAGAGAATGAGAAGTATTTCCTCTAATTTGAAGGAAAAACGTGTTGTAAGCAATAGAAAAGATGATATAATAAAATTAGCTAAGGCTCATAAAATCCGAGGCGAAATCGACTTAAGTTACAGGATTCCTGAAACGACAGATTTTAAGTTTGACGATAAGCATATAAATGCAGGAAGGGATCATAATGTAACAAAAGAAGAAGCGCAGAAGTTTATTGCCGATTCAAAAGTTATGTTTACTCGGTGGAAAGGTCAATATCAGTGTTATTTTGCTACGGAAGGTGCAACCTACATAGATGTAAAAAACCAAAATATTCGTACATCGTTTAAAAGGGCTGAATATGATCCAGACACATTACAATTTATGGAAGGAGTTGAAAAATTATATGATTAGATGTCCGCTATTAGAAAGAGAGATTGATGATGGTATCTGCTTTGATATTACCATGGTAGCTGAGCGCATGGCTCCAGAGCGGACGGCTCCTCAGGAGGCTACTAAAATTGATGGTTACAGGGAAATTTGTTTGAATTGCATAAATCACAGAGATTAAACCACTTAGACAAACGTTTGGGTGGTTTTTTCATATAATAAATTATAGGGGGGGTGATTCCGAAATGAAAAAGTTACCAATTGGCCTTTGACACGGAGGTGATCCCTTTTATCTCGTCTTTGAGTACAGACGTTAAACAGGCTCTTTTTTGATGCAAATTACCCGAGCCTAGGGAATAAATAGGCGGCTCAACACCGGGACTTGCCGGAGAAAAAGGACAGAGTGACGAAAGGAGAAAAATATATGGAATGGTTAAAAGAAATTTTGAAAGGTTTGGAAGGTGCCGAGGATTTAGAAAAAAAGATTGCCGGAGGTATCGGGAAGAACTCTGTTTCTAAGGATGATTTTAACACCCTGAATACCACAAAAAAGAAGTTGGAGAGCGACATTGTCTCTCTTAAGGCCGATTTGGAAAATGGTGATGATTTCAAGGGGAAATTCGAGGCGCTGGAGAGGCAAGTCAAAGCAGATAAAGCCGCTGCCGAACAGGCCACAAAAGAAGCCAAAGAACACGAAGAATATCAGAACCGCTTTAATTCTGCCGTAGGTGAACAGAAATGGCGTGACGAATTGACAGGTAATGCGGTTTTCAGTGAGTTCAGAAAGGCGTTGGCGGACGAAACAAACAAAGGCAAGGGGGATAAAGATATTCTTGATTTGTTGGTTAAGGACAAAAATTACTTTGACAATCCCAACAAGCCTACGGATATGCCCGGCATGGGAAGTGTAAGCATGACAGACGTTGAAGAAAATCAGATGAGGGCAATCATGGGATTAGCCCCTAAAGCATGAAAGGAGTTTTAAAATATGCCAAATAGTATTGTATTAGCTAAGAATTATGCACCGTTGCTTGACGAGGTCTATAAGAATGCATCCGTTACCGCTGATTTAGTTAGTGACCAAGGAATGATGAAAGCGGGCGCAAATGCAAATGAGATTTTGTATCCTCAGATTGATGTAACAGGCCTTGGTGATTATGACCGTAACAGTGGATACACAAACGGGGCGGTTAGTGTAGTATGGAAAACTGCGACGTTTAACTATGACAGAGGAACAAAAATTTCAGTAGACAGCATGGACGACCAGGAGACATTTAATATCGCCTATGGTCAAGCGGCTTCAACATTGCGACGAGAAAAAGTTGCACCAGAAGCCGATGCATTTACATTTGCAACGCTGGCGGGCACTGAGGGCATTTCCGTTGCCATTCCTGCTACATATGCAAACGCCGAGGAATTTCTTGAAGCGCTATTGGTGGCAAAAAATAAAATGGATGAGGACGAAGTGCCCGAAGAGGGTCGAATTTTATATGCCACACATACCCTTTTAAATAGCGTAATGGCGTTAGATACAACAAAATCTAGAGAGGTTTTGAGCAGCTACTCTGTGAAAAGAGGGGTTCCTCAGAGTCGTTTCTATACTGCGATTGACCTTTTGGATGGAAAGACATCAGGCGAAGAGCTAGGTCACTATAAAAAAGCTACAGCCGGAAAAGATATAAACTTTATGATTATTCATAAGCCTGCAATTATTAAATTTGATAAGCATGTTACCGGAAATGTAATTGACCCAGCAAACAACCCTGATGCGGATAGTTACATCATTAAATATCGCAAATACGGCATTGTCGATGTTTACAAAAACAAGGTTGCCGGTATTTATTTATCCAACAAGGCATAAGGAGGTTTTTAAATGAGAACTATTGGTATTTGCGCAAAGCCAAAAAGCGAACCAGAAAAAGAAAGCAAAGATACAAAAACGTTAAAGGCTGAAAATAAAGCCTTGAAATCCGAAAATGAAGTTCTGCTTTCTGAAAATGAAGCCTTGAAAAAAGAAAAGGACGAGTTTATTCAAGAAATTGAAAAGTTGAAGGCTGAAAATGAAGAATTCAAGGCAGCGCAGGAGAAAAAGGGGGAATAAGCTATGGCTTATGCTACCTACGATTATTACACAAGCGGCTATCTGGGCAAATCAATCCCAGAAGCCGACTTTGAAAGGCTATCAGAGCGGGCGTCGGAATATATAGACCACGTCACATTTGGAAGAGCGCAAGACTATGACGACACGACGGAGTTACTTAAAAAGGCCTGCTGTGCCGTTGCCGAAGCGTATCAATTAAATGAACAGGGCGGCAGCGTGGTTGCTGAAACAGTAGGTAAATTTACCCGCAACTATGCCGCTGGTGTTTCTACGATGCCCACGGAAAGCCAAAGGCTATATACTGCCATTAACCGTTATTTAGGGCGTACAGGACGATTGTATTTGGGGGTGGAATAATGCAACCGAATGCAATTTGTACGGTGTTTAGCTCTACATACAACGCTACGACCCGAAAGAATGAATGGGTTAAAACGGTTATAACGGATGTCTATTGGCAGGGCTCTGTTGGTTCAAAAAACAATAAGTCTGGAATGGTACAAGACAATGAAACAATTGTTTTTATTCCATTTTCGGCTACTGATTTTACAGTAAAACCAGAGGCCAAGATTTTAAGAGGAACAACCGCCGAAACCATCCCGACCAATGTCAAAGGTATTCTTACCGTGACAGGCGTGGACACTTTTGATTATGGTAGCCTAGACATGCAACATTGGGAGGTGACCGCAAAGTGAATTTTGAGGTCAGGAAGGATTCTTCTTCTAGAATTGCGCAACGGCACGGGCTGGGCAAGGGCGGCGTGATACAAAAGTATATAGATAGCAGAGTTATCACGCTATCTGCGCCATACACTCCTTTCCATGCTGGTCAATTAACCAGATCGGCAACACTAAGCACAGTCATAGGAAGTGGCGAAGTAACCTACAACGCCCCATATGCAAGGTTTTTGTATTATGGAAAAGTCATGGTTAGCCCTACTACTGGCAGTCCATGGGCGAAGCGTGGAGAACGTAAAGTATTGACTGCCAAAGTAATTAATTACAACGGCGCTCCAAGGCGTGGATCGTACTGGTTTGACCGGATGAAACAAAACCATTTAAAGGCACTATTGCAGGAGGTGATGGCACTTGGCAAGCTTAATGGATAGCGTAAGGACGTTCCTTTGCGGGTGCCCGTATCTTAAAGACGGCGTATTCAATGTTGATTATTTGAGTGGAAAACCTACTGAATACAGCATTGATTCATTACCAGTCGACCCAATTATTAAGAAATATGTGGACGGCAGTTCCGTAAGACAGTTTGTTTTCGCATTCGGCAGTGTGGAGCCGTACGGTTCAGACGTGGACACGAATTTATCAAACAGTACGTTTTATGAGGATTTCGCCGCTTGGGTTGATGAAAAGAACAGAAACAAAGAATTTCCTGCCCTTGATGCCGACAGAACACCCATGGAAATACAGGCACAGGGGGCGGGATTTTTATTAGAAAATACAGAAAATGCGGCACGGTATCAAGTACAGTGTCGCTTGGTTTATTCACAGAAAGGGGTTTAGATTATGGCAGAAACAGTAATGAGACATCAAATCGCTGACTATTTGGACGTCAGCGCAACCAGCACACCTGAATGGGCATTAATGGGCGTAGGCTTTAATACTTTGGATGAAAACCCAAATGCACAGGTAGATAGCAAGACCTATGTAAATGAAAAATCTCAAACAAGTCATATCAAAAGCTATCAGGTGCAATTTCCTTTTGACACAGATTTGATTTCATCAGAGGACGCAATTACTGCATTGTATGAAATCGGTCGTGACCAAAAGACAGGAGCAGACGCAGAGTTGGAATATGTAAGAGTGGAGCTATTCAGTCCGGTAACGGGCGAAGGTGTGACTAATACATTTAGAGCCAGAAAATTTAAGGTAGCAGTCGCAGTAACAGGAAACACAGGTGCGGGCGGCGAAGTGATGAAAGTAGCAGGCACCTTATAAGGCGTTGGTGATGCGGTACAAGGTACATTTAATACAAGCACCAAAACATTCACGGCAAACTAAACTTTATGACTGCCTTGCTATGCGGGGCGGGCAATTACTTTGAAAACGATTCCCAAGGAGGGTTTATATGAATAGATTTGAAAAAAGAAGCACTTTAAAAGAAATTGAGATTTTCGGGAATACATACAATGTCGATTTTGGTAGAGACGAACTTCCTCTCATCTTCCAAGAGGTTTCCGATGAATTCAAGTCTTTGAAAACAAAAGACTATAATGCAACCATCCAAAAGCAAAAGCAGATTTACAAAAATGCTATCAACAAGATTATTGGCGATGAAAAAGCAAGTGACCAAATTTTTAAAGATGATGATTCTGCAATTCTTCATAATGATATTTATGGTTTCTTGTTTAGTCAGTTCAATGAGGTTATGGCTGATGAATCCCCCTACAGCCCAAAGCGCATTAAATGAGAAATATCTTAATTGATGAATTACCACGTTCAATTAGAATCAAAGGTAAAGAATACGCCATCAACTGGGGATTCAGAACGGCTATTCTATATGAAATGATGATGCTTGACAATGAAGTGGGGCCCGACGAGAAACCATTGCTTGCGTTGAACTTATTCTACCCGGTTATTCCAGACGATTGGCAAGAAGCATTGGAAGGTATCCAGTGGTTTTATCGTTGCGGAGAAGAAGAAAGGACAGGCAAAAAGAAGGCTTAAATGAGGAATGCTCACTATGTAAGATTATGGGATATAGGGCGATTGATATTAAGAGTGTTGGCAAAGAGCAATACGAATTTTACAAGAGGATGAAAGACCAGTATGCTATCCCTATTTCCAAGACAGAGCAAGAGAAACAAGAGGCTTTAGAAAAGGCGCTTATGGGCGATGGAAAACTTCAAGGAATATTGTAATTTTCTGTTAGTTGTGATATTCTGGAAAAATACCAGAATAGGGGGAATGTGCATGCGGAAAATATTGATTATGATCTGTTTGGTTCTGAGTCTGACGGGGTGCGCAGGGGGCGAATCAAGCAAAGGTTATTTTGATATTTCAAGAGAAAACTTCGTTGAAAAGCTACAAAAAGACGAAGTGTTCGAGGTCGAATATGTAGAAAATGAAGAAGATAATAATGAGGATAAATATTTCTATTTATGCAATGATATACTTGGGAGTGTGAATTTTGTCATAACTGAGAATAAAGACAAAAAAATAACTCAATTATTCATTTCTTATGATGAATATGAAGAATCGAAGGTTCCGGCTTTATTTGCAGTTGTTGCAGAAAAAACGATGTTAATATTTTCTCCAGATACCGAACCAAATGATTTTACAGAAAAGTACAAAACCTTAAAGTCTCAACAAGAAAGTATAAGCGGTAATTATGGAGACGTAAATATTATTTCGCAACAAAGCGATAACTTAAAAACTATTTCATTTACAAAATAGAATCAATCAACTATTGAAAAGCGCTCATTAACTTGGGTGCTTTTTTCATGCAAAAAATAAGGAAAGGGGGTAAAATATGGCTTACAGTTATGATGGATACCTACGATTTAATACCGAGATTGACAAGAGTGGTTTTGATAAAGGCGTAAATAGCATGAAGTCGGCGGCAGAAATGGGAGCAAAGGCCATTGGTATTGGACTGACGGCGGCGACAACTGCGGTCACTGCGTTATCTACGGCAGCTATCGCTGCTGGTTCAAACTTTGAAGCTGGTATGAGTAAGGTTCAAGCTACCTCGCAAGCGTCTGCGGCTGATATGGAGCTGCTATCTGCCAAAGCCAAAGAAATGGGTGCAATCACCAAATTCAGTGCTACAGAGAGTGCAGAAGCGTTAAATTACATGGCGCAAGCTGGATGGAATACGCAGTCTATGCTTGAAGGCTTGCCGGGCGTTATGAATTTAGCGGCGGCAAGTGGCGAGAGCTTAGGAAGTGTTTCTGATATTGTAACGGATTCGTTGACGGCTTTTGGTATGCAAGCTAGTGATAGTGCTAAATTTGCCGATGTATTAGCGCAAGCTGCAGCTAAATCAAATACAGACGTTGCCAAAATGGGTGCAACCTTTAAGTACGTTGCTGCCGTAGCTGGCGCAATGAAGTATTCAATTGAAGATACAGCCGTTGCAGTTGGTTTGCTGGCGAACGCTGGCATTAAAGGCGAAATGGCTGGTACGCAGTTAAGGGCTTGGATTTCAAGGTTAGTCGACCCTACCAAAGAAAGTGCCGCCGCAATGGACGCTTTAAAACTGAGCGTCACTAATTCTGACGGCACCATGAAGGATTTTGCAACCATCATTACAGATTTACGAACTGGAATGGCTGGATATACTGACGAACAAAAGGCAAGCTATGCGGCTATGTTGGGCGGTCAGGAAGCAATGTCCGGCTTGCTGGCTATTGCAAATGCAAGCGAAGCAGATTTCCAAAGTCTAACTGCTTCAATCAATAATTCCAGCGGCGCAGCTGAGGAAATGGAAAAAACTGTAAACGACAACCTAAAAGGCGATTTAACCATATTGGGAAGTACCGCCGAAAGCGTAGGTATAAAAGTTTACGAAAAATTTCAAGTCCCCATGAGGAATGCGGCACAATCCGCAACGGATAGCCTAGGAAAAATTTTATCCTCATTAAACAGCGGACAACTTGACAAAAGTGTGGATAAAATTGCAGACAGCGCAGGGAAATTACTTTCCAAAACTGCTGATTTAGCAGCAAGCGGATTACCCAAGCTGTTAAATGGTTTTACATATATTATTGACCACGGCAAACAGGTAACTTCAATTATAGCTGGAGCAACAACCGCATTCGTGGGTTACAATACAGCGGTTAAGATTACTAAGGAAATAAGCATACTTACAACGGCGGCGACAGAAGCCCTCACGGCAGCACAGATAACAGAAACTGCGGCAACAGGGCTAGGTACAAAGGCTTGGGTGTTATTTAATGCGGCGGTAGCAGCTAACCCTATCGGGCTTGCAGCAGTGGCAATCGGAGCATTGGCGGCTGGATTGATTTACTATAATCAAGTACAGGACGAAGCCACAGAGAGAACCAATGAGTTAATCAGTGCCACAAAAGACAAGATTGCCGCATGGGAAGAATCCAAAAAGGTGAAGCTTGACGAAATGCAAACACAGGTTTCCGAGTTGGAAACTACAAAGGAAATGATTGACGAATTGGGTCGGCTGACCGATGCCAATGGAAAAGTTGGGGACAATAAAGAAAGGGTTGCTTATTTATCTGAAAAAATAAATGAAATCCTCCCTGATACCGTTAAATTTATTGATGATGAAACGGTGGCAATTGACGGCAATATTGAATCATTGAAACGACAAATTGAATTAAAGCAGGCTAATATTCTTCTTGATGAACTCGAAGCAGACGCCGCTCAAGCTAGAAAAGAAAGAACCGAAAGCCTTAAGAACCAAATGAAATTTGAAGAAGATATTGCGTCGCAAGAGGGTGAGATTGAAAAGCTACGCACAGAACTTTCTTATGCTGGTTCAAATGCCAGAATCGCCTATTTACAGCAAGAGGTTTCAGAAAGAGAAAATCAATTAAACAAAACCAAGGCAAACCTTGACGCAGAAAAAGAATACTTTGAAGAAAGAAATCAAGTAATTGATGATACAAGCAGACTGGCTATAGCAATTCAAAAGGAAGACTACGCAGAAATAGGCCGCATCATGGCGCAAAAGGAATTGCAATTAAAATCAGCAGGGGATAGCACAAGGGAAGAGCTTGAAAATCAAGTCGCAGATTTGCAATCTACTTACGACTATTTGTCTAAAAGTCAAGGAGAGAGTACTTCGGAATCAATAAAGCAGTTCACAACTGAAATAAAAAAACAGCTTGACGAATACAGGGCTGAACTTGACCGTCGCACGCCTGATTTAGAAAAATCCATGACGAGTAATGGCGAAAATGTCACGCTCGGATTTGCCAAAGGGCTTATTACACCTTACGCATTAACCCAAATTCGTTCAAGTGCAAATATTCTTAGTGATGCTGCAGATAAAGGCGTTCGGGCAAGATTAAGGATACAAAGCCCTTCTAGGGTAGCAATGGTTACAGGTGGTTTTTATACGGAAGGGTTTGCGGATGGTATTATAGGCGGTAGGCAAAAAGTAGTTGATGCTGTTCGTGCAATGTCGGAAGATTCCATTAAAACCACAAAAGAAAAAGCTACCGGGTATAAAGAAATTGGAACATTGTACGTTTCTTACATGAAGGAAAGTATAAATTCTCGAAAGAATTCCATGATTGAGCAAGTTCAAAGGCTTATCGATGATAATGTTGAAAAACAAATCGAATCGCTTGACAGGCCAATGAGAAACTGACCAAGAAAAGCGACGCTTCTATGAAAAAGGCTAATGAAAAGGCTAAGACAAAATACAAAGAAGCTGCAACAGAATTAATGAGCACCTACAAAAAAGCTCTTGAAGCTGGCGCAGATGAAGCAAATACCTTGATGGCTGAAAAAATTCAAGGAATTACCGACGAAGCGCAAAAGCAATATGATGACATTATCAAACAACGTGACAAACTAGAGCAAAAACTCTCTGGTTTCGGAAAACTCTTCACTATAGATGAAGATGGCAACATGCAGATTGAAAACATCAATAAACAGACGGACGCCCTGAAACGTTACGAATCTGCCCTGGAGCAGTTAAAGGAAAAAGGCATTGCAAGTGGCCTGCTCAGTGAAATTATGGATATGGGGATTGAGGACGGCACAACTTTTGCCGTAAAGCTCCTGAAAAATACAAACATGTTTGATAAAGTCAACGAAGAGTGGACATTGAAGCAGGAAACCATCAAGGCAATTGCCGAGAAATTCTATGAAGATGAATTAACCACGCTCGACGAAAGCTTTACACAAAAACTTGACACAGCACTTGCAACCATTCCGGAACAATGCACCAATGTCGGTATTGATGCAATCCAAGGCACTATTGACGGCATGAACAGCAAAAAGGATGCGGCTGTGCAAACCGCCAAAGACATTGCTGACGCCATTATCAAAGAGTTAAAGCGTGCCACAGAGACCGCCAGCCCATCTAAAAGAGCGGCGAGAGAGGTTGTAAAAACAGCGATGCAGGAGTTTGAATTTTATAGAAGACAGCAAGTAACGGCAACGGGAGGTGTATAATTCTGGAGCCTTATTTTATTTTTAAAGGGAAAAATAGCAAAGGAATGGGGATTTTGATTTCTGCCATGCCTGATATTGTGAAGCCTCAGCGCAGAGAAGCGGAAATTACAATCCCTGGGCGAAACGGTGTTTTAACCATTGATGAGGGAACATATGAAGCCTATACCCTGAGTGTTGCATGCGGAACAAGAGGGACGGCAAGGCTTAGTGAGATTGCATCGTGGCTGGATGGTAATGGTGATTTGATTCTTTCCACAGAGCCGGACAAGGTATATAGAGCCAGAATCAGTAATGCTATTTCTATTTCTGATGTGATTTATTTGTACACCTCATTCCTTGTACAATTCAAGGTATTTCCCTTCAAGTATTCTGTTGATAAAGCGGATGAGGAATTAAGTCTAACCGCCCCCGACACAATCTACAATCAGGGTACGATTTACAGCGAACCAATTATCACAGTTTATGGTACAGGGAATGTGACAATCACAATTCATGGCACTGCCTATGCAATTTCAGAGATTGATGGCTATGTCACTATCAACAGTGAGATTCAAGAAGTTTATAAGGATAGTACAAACAAAAACAATTCTTTTTCTGCTTTGGATTTCCCAAGATTCCAAACGGGAGCCAATGCAATCAGTTGGACAGGAAATGTAACAAGGATAGAAATAAAGCCGAATTGGAGATGGTTATAAGATGGCGCAAGTCTATAAGAAATTAGAGGTTGATGTAAATAAAGAAGTAACAAGCATGATTACAGCCGTGCAAAATGATACCAAAAGCCGATATTTAGATGTTATTTTATTAGACGGCAGTACAGCAATTAACCTCACAGGGCATGAGGTTAGAATATATGGGAAAAAGGCTGATGGGACGGAGTTTTATAACAACGGAGCCATTACCAATGCAACCGCAGGAAGGTGCCAGTTTGAATTAACTTCTCAGGCGCTGGTATTGGCACAGGATTTGGAAGTGCAGATTATTTTGTTCAAGAACAATGTGGAGGTTCTCAGCACACAGCCCTTTAAGATACATATAGTGAAAAGTCTGATTTCCACAAGTGCTATTGAAAGTAGTAACGAATACGGCGCATTGGTAGTACTATATCAAAATCTATATGAAGCCTATGATTTAATGACTAACATGGTGCAAAATATCGGTGTTCCTGGGGAGATTGCGAATCAGCTTACCATTGATACCATGTGGGATGCTTGGGAATACCTTTGCAATTATGTTTCCGAGGATTTAACCACATTGCTACAGAATGCAATCAATAACAACTCTGTGGATGGGGTTGTGCAGAGGTTAGGAAATACTGCGGATACAGGGGCAACGGCAACGACGGGGACGGTAATGGGGAAGCTGAACGCATTAACAGATTTTAACTTGAATTATCAAATGATTCAGAGAGTAAAAAGCAGTGCTGTTATAACAATTCCTGCACCGGTAGCCAGCGGTACCCAAGGAACGGTTAGTTTTGGTATTGAGTTTGATACTCCTGTTCCATTGGATTATATAAAAATAAATATCTTAAGTGTTCCCAGTGGTTATGGTGACAGGTCTGGAATTACAGGAAATATCAGGCTTACTTATTATGATAATACAACACAAGTAATCAGCTTGGTTTATAGTAATTGGAATTACACTTATTATTTATATCTGGGTGCGGTTTTTGGCTTTGCTTATCATATGTATGGCTCAAGTGCTTTATCGGGAGCATTGATAACGGCTTCTGTACCCAACTTTAAGACTGCTTACATAAAAAAAGTAGAG